CATTTGGTATCCTGGCAGTTATTTCATCCAAAACCTGTTTATCTGCGGTATTAATAGTGTAACCTGTCCGGCAACCGTCACCAAGCCAAACACCAAGTAGATATGGGTTAAGGCGTAATCTAACTACAGACCCAAAATCAACAGGACTTGTAATTGGAATGAACCATTTTCTAAACCCGTTGGTACCTCGTAGCTGACCAAGATCTTTTAACCGCTTAACATTATATTTACATCCACGCCATTTTCTTGTTGGTGTTGTGGTCGCCCACAAATGTTCCCCACAGCACCTAATACTAACTTTATCAGAAAATGTTACTTTAAAGATTTCCTTTTCACCTTGTGGAAATTTTCCTGTGACCACAGTTGGTTTACCATTGGAACCAAACACTTCATCACCAACGTTTAGTTTTCCAATCTCAACTAAACCAGTTGGTGTCAGCACCAATTCATCAACCGGAAGTGCTTTTCCAGTTCCCATCTCATCAAAGATGGCAAAACGTTTGAGTTCCTCTAAAATTAAGAACTCAGCCATTTGGTGAAGCATTGGCTCCACTTTGAATTTTGGAACAGGACTCAGTTCCCTTATGGATTCTTCCAGCTCTGCTTTAGAGCATGACTTTATCCAATCGTAAGACTTAGTCTTCCGATTCAGGAACCTCTTCACTGCGTCTTTCGCTATCAGGCCCACTCTCAACCTCTTCCCAATAGTCATCGATCATCAGAGCACTATCGACAACATATTGTCCAATGTTATAGTTTTGGGAAATGACTATGGTTATTCCGTCCTCGTCGTTTCGTCCCCCGTCAACAGTTATACGTGCAAGGCCAAGTTTCTTTTCTGCTGGGGTTTGGCTGAATGTCAAGATGCAGTCGGCGTGTGCGTTCTTCAAGTATGCCTCAGCGATGTTCTTTCCCTTGGTTACCTTTGCCTCGGCCCCGCCCCTGTTGCTTTGGCTGACAACCGCACCGGCCATGTTGCGCTCAACGAGCAGGCCACGGATATCCTTGTAAATCTCATCAAGGCTTCCACGCGGGTTGTCAGCACTGAGTTTCATCAGGTCCGGGTAATCGATAATAATGAAATCAGGAACAAAGCCCTCTACCGTTTCAAGATTGTCTAAGTATGCCTCAAGGTCCCTGATTGTCAGCCTGCCGGTTGGGAACTGCTTAATGTAGATGTTGTCAAGAACGCGGGCTCCAAACTCGTCAATCTTTTTTGAAAGCTTCTTCCTTATGTTTGGATCATCAAAGGTCATGCGCGGTTTTACCAACCGTTTATCAAACGTAAGGATGTGGCCAGTGTCATCCTTCGTAAACTTCATGTGTGGGTATGGACCCTTTCTCTTTGCTATTGAAAATAGCCCCTGGAAATACCTCTGTGCACAACGTGCCTCAGACATTTCAAGTGTTATGTGAACAACCTTGATCCGCCCTAGGGCTGACATCTTAGCAAGCTGGATGAGCCACCAAGTCTTTCCAGACTTATACCGTGCTATGTAAAGTTGAAGTTCCTTTCTGGTTGGGCCAAAGTTTCTTTTGTCCAACTCCAATATACCAGTTGGGAATGACCAGTCTGAGAACTCGAGAAAATCAAGCACCCTGGACTTGTCGCTCAAACGTAGGCCCGGGTTGAAGACTTTCAAGGATTGCTTTGTTGCCTTTCTGATTATGTCATCAGCATCCTTCAATGAGTCCTCAGTATCTTTTTGAAGTGCTTTGACAAGATCAACCGACATACTTCTCAAAGATTGTCTTTTTACAAATGTCTCCAGCCGGTTCATGATGAACTCAGCATTTACCCCATCTTTGGTGTTGTGCAGTGCATCAATGATATCCTCATATAAGGCAGCCTCACGCCTATTGTCAGACTCCAACTTATCAAGCAGGATATCAGGGAGATGATCCTCGGGTGGAGTTTTGTACTTATCAATGTAGACGTAGACCCTGGAAGCTACCTCACGGTACATCCCTGTGTACAGACCAACATCAACGGCATTGCGGATTACCTTAAAACGGTCTTTGTCAAAAGATAAAAGTGTCAGGAGGTTTTCCTGTAGTGTGGCCCCTAACATTTCATCCATTTTGTTTACCTTCCATAGTTTTCAAAACAACGTGGGCCAAACCGCTGGAAATGTAACCTGGGAAACTGCGCTCAAAAACTTCAGGCAACCTGTTTGCATTAATAGCAAGGACAGATACAGTAAGTGGTGCCCCCCTCTTTTTCAGGTCTGTTATAAGAAGGTCAAACAAGAGATTGTAAAGGGAAACTTCCTCGGTCTTTGAGATGTTGCCAAAGCACCTGGACACAAAGTCGGCTAACTCCTTTCTTGTTGTTGCCCAGCCAACGTGTGACTTTGACTTCTTGAATGTGTTATAGTTGAACTCCGTTCTTAAACCATTTTTGGAAAGCTGATTTGCCATAGCATTAAAGAGAGTGTCATCACTCTGATGAACACCCTCCTTGCCGGAATCCCCACCCAAAAGAAATGAGGCTGTGTCCCTTACGGTTTTCAAATCAACCTTTGATAGTTCCGGGAGTGCCTCGATAATATCCTGTATCTTCATCACACAGGGCAACGAATATATGCTTTGCAGAAAGCAGTCCACCTCGGCAAACCACTCTCCAAGCAACTATCCACACTCATTGTTATTGTTGCCTTTGAAGAAACTTCCTTGTCGCCAAGCAGGCCATCGAGGACCAAACGTGCTTCCTCTGCCAAACTACCAACCGTTTCCCCACGAACAGAAAAAGTTACCTCATCACAAATAACCGTCGACATGTCATCCTCATTTTGCAGTGCTGACACCCAACAAAGCTATACGACCCCGCCAAATTTGACAAGCTAAGCCACCAGTGACGTATAATATTTGGCTTGGCTTGGTGCCGGACGAGTGACCGGGTAGCAACGTTCGCCCCCGCAGCACCCCCCAAGATTCTGCCCCCGGTGGGTATCACAAACCCCGTGGCGGAGTGCAGAATAAGAAGCTACCATGGGTGCCGTGCAAAGCTTCATCCTCGGCCTATAATCGCCTTTAGGAGGAGCACGGGAGGGACCACACAGCCCTCGTAAAGCAAGGATTTCTCGGATAGGTGTGGTGTACCGAGAGGCCGGGACTGGCTCCATAGTTAAGGACCTTTCCTAGTCAGGGCAAACACTTAGGATCAAATCCTTTTCTAAGGATTGTCCTAGGTGTAGGAGTTACTGATCGTAACTCCTGGCCCTTAGACCGAAACTTCACCAAGTTAAGGGAAAATAGAAAGTTTCTTATGAAAGTCCAAATCTTATTATAAATTGTTCTTCAAGTGTTCCAATAGGAGCAATTGGATCATATCCCAACAGCTTTCTGATTTTGTCTTTACTCTCTTTAGTATTCCACATTAAACCGACTTCTATGTGCCTTTTGTTTCCAAACTCAACATGGACATGAAACTTTTCATGACACTCAATTGGTTTGCCAAGATTATGTATCTGACATTTGTTATTGTGAAGGAATACGCACGTCCCTCTTGGTAAGTATGGCGCTATCTCCCCGGCAGCACTGTTTGTTGTGCCCGGGGATAAGACAAAAACATCCTCATCAATGCCTTTGCTTGGGTCTTTTTCAAGGAAGTCGACCCTTAGATATTTCTTGAACAGCTCTTGCACGGATATCCCCATGTTATCCGCTAAGTTTTCTGCTTCACCAGGGGCAAACCATCCGGGGACATTTTTGCAAGCGTCAACACACTCCTTGCACTGGCATGAATCCACGGTCGACTCCAACTTTTTCTCTTTGGTCATTTTATCCCTCACTGAATTTTGATGCGCTTCCTGTTCTTGTCTTGCTTTCTAACTGCTGACTCCCACAGTTTTTGATCCCGTATTGATAGGATCTCATTTTCTATAAGGTCAGCAATGTAGGTTGGATCTAATGCATCCAACTCCCAAGATTCATCACCACACTTGTCTATGTAGTTATCCTTTCTTGTGTCTGTTTGTTTTGTTGGGTTTGGTGGGGGGTTGAATTGTGTGACTTGGTCCATGGTCAACGCAACCCTTCTTACTTCAACCCACCCACGCAGCCCAAACACTTTATTTATCCTGTTGTCAATGTCGTCCGACATGTCAACACCGCTTGGGTCGTGGTCGCTCATTTGGATTATGAGCACCCTTTGATTTTTTTCATAGTAACCAACAAACCTGACAACAGCCGAGTACATTTCAGACTGGCTCATGTACCCACGGCATGAGATAAATGGAACCTCATACTCGTTGCACACGTTTTCAATTACCCCAAGGAGGGCGTCCTTCTCAATCCAGACTTCGGCCCTATATGGCTGCTTTGCCCATTTATCTTCCCTGTACTGAACGTGTGAGGCTTTGATTATGTCTTCTGGTGAGGCCCATGTTGGGGTACTTTGTAGGTTTCTTGTTCTGTCTTCAATTGCTGTCCAATCAACGAGACCGGCAAGGCGAGCATCGTTGATTATGTTCTTAAGTTTATTGTACTCCTTTTGTGAGTTTGCAATCATCCCACGGGACACAAACTGATAGTAAAGCTGTCTCAGGGTGATTGACATCCCCTTTGCTTGGTATTCCTGTATGATGAAGTTTGAGGCTTCAATGATTAACGAAGCTTCTTGCCTGAACTTCTTTTGTACAAAGCATATCTTTGGCATTTTTATTCCTCATTGTTGTACTTTCTGATCCCAATTCTGAACGTCTCAGTTTCCACACACACCTTGCAAATGTAAGTGGCAACCCGTTTAATCATCTCTACTCTGTTTTTTGGGAAAAAGAGAACTGTAGAGGTGATGGCGGACATCAAGGCCAATTCAGACCTTGGGAGAAGAAGGGCATCATCAATTGAAGTTGTATATTTTGGAAATGGTTCCATTAGAAATTCACATGCCCCACCAGGAACCTCTGTGTGCTGTTCGTAGTAGCTGAGCATATCCGTGCTTGGCACATACTCTGCACTGGGATCGCAGAAGCAGAAGAACTTGTGAACATCAAGATCAAGTTCTCTGTTATAGTTTTTTGGCTCTGGGTTTGGAACCTCCCAATCAATCGGGCATGGGGAATTAAGCTTAAGTGGTCTTCTCATTGACTTCTCCTTTTTGTGTGTCGTATGGTTGTTTGAACAGAAGATAAAGGGGCTGCTGTGAGTGTTAGAATTTATACTGATGGAGCCTGCCTTGCTAATAGAGGTGGTGCCGGTGGTTGGGCATTCAAGTTTAGGATGTGCAATCTTTTATACTTAGGTAAGGGCAGTGCCCTAAAGACAACAAACAATGCCATGGAGCTTCTTGCTGCAATCAAGGGGCTTGAGTGCTTTATGCGGGAACGGCAGACAAAGCAGATACCAACGATTGTTAGCGACAGCAGATATGTGGTTGACGGTGCTTCTGTCTGGTTGCCACGATGGAAGCGAAGAAACTGGATGAGTGCAAACAATATGGTGGTTAAGAACCTTGAGCACTGGAAAAAAATTGATGAGATTTGCTCCTTTATTCGTGTTGATTGGGAGTGGGTGAGGGGCCATGATGGCAACACCTTGAATGCAGAGGTCGACCGGATGGCACAATCAGAGGCCCTATATGTAGCTGGGGAACTCATTGGTCCAGCTTCGAGAAAGTACAGTGGGAAGTAATCACAACCTAATCCTTTTTCTCGTCTCCTTGGCCTTCACCACCCTTTTCTTAAGGAACTTGTCAAGGTTTGGGAGTGGAATCTTTTTGTCAGAGGCCCATCTGGTTAGGAGGTCAATGTTGTAGAGGACAACGTGCCTTTCGTTTATGGGGATGAGGGTTATGCATTTATCAAGGTCCTTTTCTTTCCTCCACCGCCAAAGGGTCATTTCATTTCTATCGGTTATGAACCTGACGTCCTTTGCGGTGATCATTTTTTCCATGTTCAGCGTTGACATTTCTTTTCACCTCCTTCAATGACAATCACATCCATCTTTCTTGGCCTGAATCTGCCAACTGCATTGACCATCTCTCTTGTTCCGTCATCATAGTGCAACTCGACTGCACCATAGACAAAACTTGGTGGGCCAATACAATCAACTCCGGTTACAAACGCCTGTGTCTGCCCATCTTGTTTAAGCACAGTTTTGCCTAGCCACCACCTTTGGTAGGCATCACGGGTTTTGTAGTTGTAGGAACCACGTCGTCCCCTCATTTTAAACCTCAATGTGATAGGAAGATAATGTTGCGTTTTGTGCCCCAACATAAGGCACAGGTCCCGCAGCACTCTGTTTTTCCTGTCTGTGCCGGGCACATTATTCCGTCAGTGTTGTCACCACTTTTATAGCTGGTGCTTGTGGCCATTTCAGGCAACCCACTTTCAGAGAACCTGATGGCAAACTTTTCCCAATTGGCTTTTGCCATTTCATAGAGCACTTCCCCAATTTCACTATCTGGTTTGTGGGATGTGTACCCATACACTCTCAGTGCCTTGAATTTGTCAAGGAAACTTCTCCAGAGCTCAACATACTGTGTACTGTAGAAGTCACCAAGAACGTGAAGCCTAACAACAAACCCGAATGGGTAATCCTTATTGAGTGTGCCTAATTGTTTCTCCAACAAAACCTCAAATGTGTGGTCATTGATTATTCTCTCTGCCCAATTCATTTTATTTCCATAGCAATCATACCAATGTGCACACCTTGGGCACGTGGCGCGCTCCTCAAGGGTCAGTGTGAATATGGGCATATCCATCCACTTGCCCTTTACAACATACTTTCCTATCTTTTTATTGTTGTGCCCAGACTTAAGAATGTTTTTTATGAGCCCTGCCCAAACAACCCTCTTCCCATAGATGGTGTGACCTTCTATTGATTGGTGGGTGAAGAGTGGAACAACCTTTGGATTTCCAATTTTTTCCATCTTTGTAAATCTACGAAGACGTGTCCCATACTTTTGCATGATGCTATCCTGCTGTGACGTGTTACCTAACTATACGTTTGATAAAGCTTGAATGACAAGTTGTTTTCGCTTATCTTCGTGTTCCCTGTGGACAGGAGGAGTTCTTGATGAAAGTCGATAAGAAAAATGCCGACACCCTTCAATCGGGCAGAAAGCGAGTAAGGCTTGGCAAGGTGAATGGGCATAAGGGGCGTGACCGTTCACATATGGAGAAGATGTGGAAAGCCAGGGACGAGAGTTTCAAAAAAGCACCCAGGTCCGGACGGGGTAAGGGCAAAATTGTTCATGCATATTCGTATAAGAAGCTTCTCGAAATTGCTGAGACAAGTGACAGCCCACCAAGAATAATCGAACGTCAAAATACTGTTGACCCAAAGACAGCAACAAACCTTCCACTGTTTTTACAGGACCCACAGATAGAAGAAACAATTGTTGATTTGATTTCCAGGGGGCACTTTCCATCAACCGTCTGTCGTTATGTCGGAATTCGACTTAAAACATTTAAAACGTGGCTGAGACTTGGTGCTGAAGAGGCGAGCCCAGATTACATTCGCTTTCAGCGAAGAGTTGCCAAGGCTGATGCCATGGCCGAGATAAACAAGAGGCACGACCTTGAGAGGGATTCAATAGGTGACTGGCGCGGCCACGCTTTTGTTCTTGAGCGGCGTTGGGGTGAAAACTGGATGAAAAGCGATGGTGGTGGAGTCAAGGTTGATGTAAATGTAAACAAGAAGGAGGATGTTGCCGCTGCTATTGTCAATGACAAAACAAAGTTGGAGTTGGCAAGAAAGTTGTTGACCGATGAATCTTCTGCGGCCGATTCATTTACATATTCGGTGAGCAACGAGAAGCCTTTGGCTGGGGTTGCCGATGATGAATAATTTAGCGCCGAGCAGTGGCAGAAGGCGCGTTAGGCTAATAGACCCGCCTGACCGCAATTCCGTGAGCCTGGACCCCCATTTTGGCAAGCAAACGGCTGAAGCTACCAAAGCCAAGACCATCACGCCCGAGATGCTGGCATATGCCCTACCCGGGGGGCTTGGCAAGTTGGCAAATCCAAAATGGATTTATGCAAACCATATTCGATTGGTCGAGGACAAAATCCTCGACATGTTGAGGGGCATACCAGTACGCCTTCTTGTCAGCATGCCCCCACGTCATGGCAAGACATATTTTTTGGACAGAATTCTTGCTGCTTGGTTCTTGGGGCGCTTTCCTGATAAACGAGTTCTTCTCATCACCAACCACACCACACTTTCGAGAAAGCAGGGCCGTTACGCCAGAAACATTTTGGCTACACACGGGCCTTCTGTTTTTGGTGTGAGGGTTGCAGATGATACAGCAGCCGCAGGCGATTGGGAAATTGCCGACCACGAGGGTGGTATGGAAGCTGTTGGTGCTGGATCAGTCATCCAAGGTAAAGGTGCTGATTTGCTGTTGCTGGACGATATTGTAAAAGGCGTTCAGATGGCAAACAATGCACAGATCCTAGAGGACCAGTGGGAATGGTTCAACACGGACGTTATGCCACGGCTTGAGCCTGGAGCCTCAGCCATTGCCACCATGACGAGGTGGACCAGCCTTGATGTTATTGGGAGGCTTGAGGAACGTATGCGAGATAATCCTGCTGCTGAAAGATGGGATATAATTAACCTTCCAGCACTTGGGGAAGAAAACGATCCGCTTGGGCGCACTGTTGGTGAGGCACTTTTTCCACAGCGGTATGCCAAGGAACGTCTTGAAGTAATAAGATCAGGTATGGACCCTTATTGGTGGGACGCACTCTTCCGCGGATCGCCATCCTCACAGAAGGGCACCGTCATAAACATTGACTGGTTGAAACGTTATAAGGAGTGCCCACCGCGTGAAATTTGCGACTTTGTTATAATCTCTCTTGACTCAGCCAACAAAGAAAATGAGTTGGCCGACTACACTGTGTTTGGGGTTTGGTTTGTTCATGCTGGCGCGTACTACTTGGTGGACGTTATCCGCGATCGCATGACATACCCTGGGTTGGTTGAAATGGCCAACGCCCTCTATGCGAGGTGGATGCCAGATTACTTCCTGATCGAAGAGGCCGGCAATGGCTTGGCACTTATTCAGCAATGGCAGGCTGAAAACTCAAGCCGTCCAGTTGTACCAATTACTACTGGTGGGGAAGGCAAGGTTATGCGTATGCAGGCTGAGACCAGGGAAATTCAGGCTGGCAGGGTAAACATCCCATATGATGACATGTGCTCTTGGGTCGTCAAGTATGTTGAGGAGTTGCGGGTGTTTCCAAAGGGTCGCAAGGATCAGGCTGACATGACTTCACAATTCCTCAAGTTTATGAGGACTCAAAGTTCCGGGGTTGATATGTTTTAAAAAGATGCCCCGCCAGTTTGGGGGCCATGGTGGAGCGGGGGCTCGGGCATGGAACTGGCGGGGCGAGTGCTTGCCTCAAGGTCCACAGGGAGGACACCAGAACCTCGGGCAAAAAATATAATAGCTTGGTGGCATGGCATTTGTAAAGTATTCTGTGTGAACCTTTTGCATGAGGATTTTGAAATGAGCAAGCGCAAGGTTAAGGCCAAGGCCCCCGCTCCGGTCGTTCAGCGGGGGAACCGTGTAACGCTGTATCAGCCTGAAGAGGAAAAGGCTCAAGGGGCGTCGGTCCAAGCACCTTCCCTTATGAATCTAAGTTCCTATTTTATGTCACCACGAAGCGGGACAAGGGAAATCTTGGAGCTGTACAGCCACAGTCCTTGGTTGCGTGCCATTGTAAACAAGATTGGGAAGGCTGTTGCCGAGACGGCGTGGCTTCTGTTTGCGGCAGTTGATCCGGACAGGAGATATTTTAAAAACTATCAGCTTTTGAGTTTGAATGGGAAGACTCTCTCGGATGCACTGAAGCAGGCCACTGTGGATGGGACTGCAGAAAAGATTGTTACACACCCGCTCTTGAATCTTCTTTTGAATGGGACTGGTGACGCACGCCTAAATGGTTTTTCTTGTATGCAAGTAACAACTGTCCACCTTGATCTTGTTGGTGAAGGCTTCTGGCTACTCGAGAGAAATGCCTTGGGTGTCCCTTATGCGTATTGGCCGTTGCCCCCATCATGGGTTAAAAATCTGCCAACACGAAAGGAGCCATTTTACGAGGTACACACTGCCGGTGGAGACATGTGGAAGATTCCTGTTACTGAAATCATTGCATTCATCGATCCTGATCCGGCAAACCCATATGGACGTGGTAGTGGGGTTGCCAAAGCACTTGATGATGAGATTCAGATTGATGAATTTGCAGCCAAACACCAAAAGAGTTTCTTCCTTAACAGGGCAAGGCCGGATGTCATCATTAGTGGGACGTCCTTGAGCCGCCCAGATGCGGAGAGGCTCGAGAAAAAGTGGATGTCAGATCATCAGGGTTTCTGGAAAGCATTCAAACCGCTCTTCTTCAGTCAGAAAATTGATGTCAAGGAACTGAGCCAGACCTTTGAGGCAATGCAGATGGTTCAGGTCCGCAAGCAAGAGCGGGATACATTCATTAACGTCTTTGGGATGCCCCCAGAGAAGCTTGGTGTCATCAATGAATCCAAAAGGTCAACCATCAATGCGGCTGACTATTTCTGGAATAAGGATATCATCCGGCCACGTGTGGAATCAATCAGGCGTGTGCTCCAAATGGTGCTTGTTCCAATGTTTGATGACAGGCTAATCCTTGCCTACAACACACCGGTTGTCCAGGAGGATGAGTACCGCTTGGAGGTGATTGATGAGTGGAGAAAAGAGGGTGGTGCTGAGCCAATTGGTGGGGCTCTGGGCAATGCTTTGTTCATGCCCTTGAATAATCAGCTTGTGGCAACTACCGGCCCTGACGGTGGCCAAATTTCAGCCGAGGACCTGCGTCGTTTGTTCAGCCGTGAAAACCTTACGGAGGATCAAAAGAAGCTTGCTGACCAAAGGGACTTGGTTCTTGCAATAACAGATGTGGTGCTGTCTGGTCTGAGGTCGGAGTTGAAAGCTCTTCCTATTGCAACAATTGAGAATAAAGAAAATCGAAACTAATTTTATTGCATCCAATAGGATCGAAACATTTTCTATCTACTGGTTATGGAAAGAGTTTTCAATCGAAACGAAACATATCTTATCTATGTATATGTGAAATCACATTGGAGGCCCAAAGATAAAGTGGGCCTCCAAACATCTTTGTTGTTATTGGTTTCTTCGTCCTGGAAAAGCTAACCTGTCGATTATCTTTGATTCCTTTGCTCCTGGGGCCTTCATCATTGAATCGGCCATAGTCTTTGCTACGTCTGCATTATCTGCCCAGCCAATAACATTCCACCCATCGTTTGGGTAACCATTGATCTGGACCTCAAATCTTTGTCCCCTGTCCCCAACTTGCATAAATGGGTGTGTCATCTAACAACATCCTCATCCTTAGTCATGATAACCTTAAAGTACCTATATTTTGATGGGGGTAAACTGACTCCCTTTCCGGCAGTTGTCTTTCCTTCCTGAATGAAAACCCACCCAGCACTGAGTAGCTCTTCTTTTATTGATGAGATTTCTTCCAAATCAGAACATAATTTAAATTCTGTATCATTTTTATTGTTACTCCCAAACACCATGAAGAATATATTTTCTTCATCCTCAATTGCATTCTTTGCCGACTGAATTGTTTTGAGGATGTCATCCAGCCAAAAATTACTGAACGATGCAACTTCCTTCCACTCAGACCATTCATACATAAACAACTTTACATTTCTGTTTCCGAGGCGACTTGGGGTTTCAGAAACTTCAATGGCAAAAAGTCCGTTGTTGAACCTCATGGCTTATTCTCCATTTCAAATTTGAAGCCATTTAGAAGGACTGTGTCCGTCTCGGTATCCATTATTGTTATGCCCATTCTGCTTATCTCAAATTTCAGACCATATGCCATGGAAAAGGCAAGCATTGTTTTTGCTGTTGGGTTGATGGAGCAACTTTCATAGGCATTAATGAATGACGGGGATAAGCCTGTTGCCCTTGCTGCGTCGGCCACAGTCATGTCCCTTGATATTCTTGTTTCTGCAAGGATGATGTTGAAAGTTGTGTCCGCATCACCCTTTATCCAAACTTTTCTTTTTCCCATTTTATTCCTCTGGCGGCTGGTATGTTCCATCCATCACCTGATTACACTCCTTCCACACCTGAAGTTCAGTTTTAGTAAGAAGAGAGCGTGTATCAAGACATGGGGGCATTAATATAAAGGCAGTGGCAAGCCCTGCCCACACAGCAATCTCAAACATGGTCCAGAGACCTCGTTTGGTAAAAGGCTTCATAGCCGCACCCTCTTCCTTGTCCCTTCCTCATCTTCAAGGTGAATTCTGGACCTTTTCTTTTTGTCAGCAATGGTGGTTGGGCTGTACCTGAAGTCCTCATCAAACGGTTCCACTATCTGGACACCTTGATCCTGCAAAGCAGCAACCATCCTTGAATGGTCACTTAGCAGTGGTTCCAGATCTGAACGCCTTATCCTTACCATTGTATTTTTTCTTCCATCCAAGGCTTGGTGAAGTGCCTCGAAAGATGTCTGTTTTGTTGTCAGCTTTATTCTCATGCTGTGCCCTTTCTATCACATTTTCACTACAACTGTCTAAAGAGTTGGTGTTTTATTTTTTATTCTGCCAACCACCTTGCAGTTTCCGATCCGCCTTGCCCTGATTGTTTCCTTTGCTATTCTGTCAAGGAGGGTTGCACAGAGCTCGGAAAACTTTTGGCACTCAAAGCCATTTGATCCAAGGGTTAGGAATGCACAACAGTCCTCCTCACCAACCTTGCAAATAGTCTTTTCATCCCCAGGCTCAATCCTACACCCATTACCAGGGTCTTGATACCACACTTCGTGGACAGCTTCATTCTCGTCTGCCACAAATGAGATGCTTTTTTCGTCGGATGTGAAGTGTACTTTTCTTCCATTCATGCTCTGAAGAGCATAGGTTAGATATAGTCCAGCGTTTGAAAACTCTTTGTTAGCGCAAAGAATTGGGTTTGCCATATCACCATGCTCGTCATACGCATATTCCAGCGTAAGGTGTGACAGGTTGTCTAAGAACAACGAGTAGTGGCCACGCCCATCGTTATGCCTTGCTCGCTTTCCGTTAAGGTTACGAAGTGTGTCCTTAACTGCTGGCCAGATGTTTGTTTTTGTTCCGTCCTCATGGGA